TTTCATTGGACAACACCAAACCACGGCTCAAGTTCCTGAATCTACAATCGTACACAGCGCATCTTTGGCGTTGTACAAACAAACCGTCACATGTCCATGAAGGGGGGTATTTATTCGTAGATGTAAACGCAAGTCTTTCAACGGTCGTCTGTGGATTATCAATGATCATGCACGCAGTGCCGTTGGACATTGTGCCCACTATCCAGCTTGTATCCTGACTATCTCCCATCAATACAAGGCTGAAATTCGATCCTACATAATTCACCACTAGCGATTGAGACACGTAATATCGGCCGGGTGGGAAATAAACAACCGCAGGCCCACTATTTGGATAGCCTGAAAACGTCTGAGCAAACGTGATTGCAGCCTGTATGGCTGTGTAATCATCCGTCATGTCCGTACCGGTAGCGCCGAACCAGCACACATTCACCGGCTGACCGCGGTAGTATCTGTTCCAATAACCGCTCGACCCAGCAAAGCACGTGCCCAAGTTTGTCGTGCCGGTGCTTGTCCAGTAGAACATTCCGCCGCCGCCGTCGTTTACGCTCGTGCGGCCGTTGACCCAAGCATTCGTTTTTGTGCTTGAACCTGCGATGGTTTTCAGGTCGCTGACAGTGTTGACGATAAACATGTCAGGTTTCCAGCCGAGCTGTGTCTGGATTGCGTTGGTAACTCCGTCCAAATAGCCAAATTCAGTCGCGTCAACGGTCGTAACACCACGGAACTGGCTCGCGTTTATCACACCCGTACCGTCGTATTTGAGCGTCGCGCCAGTCCCAACTGCCATTGTAGCGGTGGTATTTGTGCCGGAACTGATTGTGCTGAACAAGCCTTTCTGGTTCAGTTGTGTTTGGATCGAGTTCGTTACGCCGTCCAGATAACCGAACTCGGTGGCGTCAACGGTTGTAACACCGCGGTATCTGTTTGCGTCAATAACGCCTGTACCGTCTGTCTTCAGGATTGCGCCGGTGCCAACCGCCATTGTGGCCACTGTGTTCGTGCCAGATGTGACCGACATGAAGCTTGCATTGGTCACGCTGACTGGCGCAACCCACGCCGGCTTCCCGGTGCCGTCAAGCGTCAACACATCGCCAGCCGATCCCGGCGCGATCGTGTTTGTCGTTACAGGGTTGCGTACATAGGGCGGCACCTGCGCCATGCACAGACCGCACAGTCCAAGCAAACAAGCAATAGTCAGTCGTTTCATGAGAGTATCTTGTCCCAAGAGGATGTTGTTGCGTTCCAGTTCCATTCCTCGCCGGTGTCTATGCGGTAGTATTTGGCGCAATCAACGCCGGGCGGATCAGTCGGGTCGGAAGTACCACACAGGATTCCGCCTGAGCCAGCCGATTCGGACAAACACGCAATCAGTTCGGCGAGGATTTGAGATAGTTGACCCTGCATGAGCGAGTTGGCGCAGCAGGTCTCCAGTTTTTCGAGTGCAGGACAGTCTGGCATAGTTGAAGCGAGGAGTTCGGCCATCGAATTTACCGTATTGACGAGCCGCTGGTACTCGGTAAGGCAACCCGTATCACAGCCTGTGTAGCTTGGCATACTTGACTGTATGTTTGCGGGCGGCACCGGTCAAGGCACCGCCCGCAGATTTTATCCGATCAACCCCGGCCTATCAGGTAGGTCGAGTGCAGCAGGTGATGACAACATCAACGTCATCCGCAGTCGGGTTGGTCAAAACGAGCTCATCTTCACTGTCGCCGTCTGGATCGCTCGCCTCCCATGTGCCGAGGGCAGACGTGTATGCGTTGGCGTTCAGTGCGGCTACCAGCGCGTCGAGGTCGGCAACGCATCCCGTGCCGCCGAAGCTCAGCGGCTGGCCGTTGACGGTGATATCACCGTTCTCGATTTCGATACCCTCGCCTTCCTCGCAATCACCGAGGTCCCAATAGAGATCGCAGCGCTCGTTCGCAGAATCGTAGTACTGCGTCGGGTGTCCTGGGTCGTCGTTACATGTCTCGATCTCTGGCACGCACGCAGGCTCGCGCTTGTGGAAGAATATCGCAGACAGTTCAGGCTGCGACGGTTTCCACGCAAGCTCGAAGTCGGCGTAGAACAGGCCTTTGTTCTGCTTGTAGTTCGGGCAACCGAGATCATGCGTGACGAACTGCCATTTGCCTGCCAGATCGCGGGCCATGAACGGCATGTCTGGATGGACGCTGGTCGCGTCGGCAACCATGCACGTTCCAGCCGCCCTGTGCCAGATGTACGTGAAAGCGTACTGCGCCTTCTCGTAATCTGGGTTGGGCTCCATCCGGAGACCGGCACCTGTCTGCCAATTCTCTGTTCCGTCGTCGTCTTCGGCGCTCACATTGCGATAGGGCAACACAACTTGATACCTGTAATTAGCGCCGATTTTGCCAACGTAATTGAACCGGAGCTCAAACGGATCGACTGAAATGGCATAATTACCGAGTTGGCCGCTGAACCCGTATCGCCAATAATTGTTGGCGTCAGTCCAATCAGTGTAACGCCAGTAGCTGCTCAGCGGAGTTGTGGAGTCGCTGTTGGCCTGTCTCATGAGTTCCCACGTGGTTTCCATGCCCGTGATCAATTCGATCAGGCGTGGGAAATCTTTGCCAAGAACGTTGGTGTCCATGTAACCCTGCAACGTCATCGGCATGACCATGCGCTGAAGCGCTTGCGGAGACAGCTTGTACACCGTTGTCGGGTCAGCGTTGGTGTCGATGTAAATCTCGCCATCATCGCCGGATTCAACCCACTCGAACGTGAAATCCGTCAGAGTCGGGTTACAGATTTTCTTCGTCTTGGCGTGCATCGCCGCTCGCTTCTTCATGTAGTACGACATGATGATGTCGGTAGCCGGACGAAGAATGTTGTTGATGATCTGATCGAGGTGGTCTCGTGCATGGGAAACGTCCCTGATCTGATCGAAACACAGTAGAGCCGACTCCCAGCTTGAGATTTCCTTGTAAACGCTGTAGCGCGACCAGCCCCAGCCAATACGGGATGCCTCGACGTCGCAAGGCGTGCCACTACAGGCTGCGATGTCTTTAGCTTGCCACGCTTTCAGCGGATTGGGAAAGACCTGTTCGTACTTATCGAAGTACTGAACAGTGCCTTGGAAGTTTGACCAACTCTGGGTTTGCACCTTCCCAAGCCATGTTCCAGACATGGGGTGGAAGGCCTTTATGACTTCATCTTGAAAATGCGGAGTCTGGTCAACCAGATAGTTGACGAACTTTCGCGTGCAATCTTGCATATGCCAAACCAATAGAAACAACACGGTTAACGTTTGCTTCTCGGTTGGCGAGACCGATGGCGTCCGTTCGTCGGAAACCATCGCGTCCTGAAGACGCACGCCTTTGGCTGACGAGCCAACTACCGCGCCGGGTGCGATTCCGGCTTACGCTGATCGAAAATGGATATTACTTCAGCGATTTTGTCAAGTCAGAAATTAACTGAAATAGTCCTCCAACTTCGCGAAGGCATCTTTCTTCACCGGCTTGGCAGTGCCGGCAGCATCGCCAGCTTTGGCTTTCGGCGAGCTCTGGCGGTACTGCTCAAGCTCGTTTTCGAGCTCTTTCACTTTGGCCTGTAACCTTGCCCTATCGTGTGCAAGCGGACCGAACGCCACAATCATGTTTCTGGCAATGGCTTTGATCTCGGTGAGTTCATCGTCGCTCAGGTCATCCGAGCCAAGCAGGGCAATCTCGGCGTAACTGGCATATTTATCGGCGATCCTTTTGAGCTCGGCGTCGTCGTCGAACTTGAACAGGTCAGGGCGCTTGTTTGCTTCGCGCTCGATGGTCTGTTCCCAGATTTGTTTCTCGCGAACCCGTTTTTTGGCGAGCGTTTCTTCATACTCACGCTTGAACTGTTCAGCCGCTTTTGTGGCTTCCTCGTTGGCCTCTGCAATCGCAGCAATCTGGTCAATTACAAGCTGCGCTGCGTTATCGAAACGTTCATGCGCGTTCGTTATCGCTTCGTGCGGGTTCCGACTCCACATCGCAAATAGCTCGTTGATGTCCTCAGGTTTACCGAGCCTATCCTCAGCTGTCACAGGCAAGCGCTGAACGAGCTTGTATGCATTCTCGATGCGCTTTTGGAGCGGTTCGACATACTTGGCCCTGTACTCTGGAGATTTTGTGTATTCCGCGTACTTGAGTTCTTCGGCGAGTTTCTTGTTGGCGCGTTCGAGCTCCTCGATCCTGCTTTCGTACTCGCTTTTGACCTTCGCATGCTCCTCCTTCAGCTTTTGGTATGCCTCACGAAGTTGTTTTGGGCCCTCAAGTTTGTCTTGGATAGCCAACCTTTCATCCGGCTGGGCCGGTTTCGCTGAGATGTCAGCCAGTAATTCCTCGGCTGGCGATGGCTTTTGCGCTTCACCCGGTTTCTTGTCCTCAGTTGGCGTTGGTTCTTTTTGGTCGGCTGGCGGCTCTGGCGGTTGGGCAGGGACCAGAGGTTCAGGTTCGGTCGCCGGCTTGGCTTTGGGCTCCTCTGGGGGAACCTGTTGGCCGCCGAAGTAATCGTCGATGGCCTTCTTGGTGGTCGTTGGCTCGACCTTCGGCCTCGGCGCCGTTGTCCCAAACGGTCCTTTTGCTGGTTTATCCGGCTTTGCCGGTGCCTGTGCTACTGTCTGTTGTCCTTTCATATGTGTATCTGTCTTCTTTTGGCAGACCGAATTTCGGTGGTTTCACGAAGCTTGGACGGTCCACAACTGTCATCAGACGCTGGACAAATTCAGTCGCGCCTTCGATTTTTTTGCCCCCATCATCATCGTGGCAGACGTCCATCGCATAGTGCAGCAGACACGCTTGGATGAACGCTCTGTTCTGGGGGTTCTCGGCGAATGAAGATGCGAATGCTCGCCCGTCATCCTGTTCTCGAAACACCTTTGTTGGGTCAATCAGACTCATTGCTGTTGTGTTGGTTGTGGAGGTTTCGCAGCAGCCAATCTGCGTTGCTGTTCAATCTGGGCCGCTGTCAGGTAATCCTTCGCTTCAATCTCCGCCTGAGTCTTAAGTTGTTCAGCGGCAAGTTTCTGCTCATGCGCTTGCTGGCGTTGCTGCATCCGCTGTTGTGCCGCCATCTGCTGAGCCTGTGCCTTGGCCTGGGCTTGGGCCAAGATCGCCTGAACTTTGGCTTGGTCCTCCGGAGACATCTGCGGTCCTTGCTGTTGCGACATGGCCGCAATGGTCTGTCCAACCTGTTGCAGAGCTTGCATGATCTGAGTGATCACCGATTTCTTGGTCTCATCACCGGCGATCTGGTTCAGCACTGTCATGATGTGCTGGATAACGTTCGACAGGCCCAACAGTGTTTCAGGAGCCGGCACAGAACCCGTCTGGGCCAACTGGCGCACTCTCGCAGCGAGCAGGACGGTCAAAGACTGCGCGTATTGGAGATGATTGATTCCCTTGGGCACCATGACTGGCACAGCCTGACACAGCGATCCAAACGCGAGACTGGCGAACACATCTGTGTCGCTCGGTGGTTTCGGTTCATCGGGAACGAGCATGGCTGTTTTGTCTGGGTCGTCTGTCTGCGCCAACGTGAAGTCCCGAAGAATGATGCGCTGTGATTCTGGTGGGTAAAGCGCAATGGCTTTCACAAGCTCCGCCGTTTGCGATAGTTCAAGCATCTTGTTGCCACCGCCGATGGCGCGCTCTGGCACAACCGTCCATCTTTCAAAGTCAGATATTTCGTCCCAAACGCCTTGTTTGCGCATTTCCTCTTGGAATGAACGCACGTCTTGGTCCGTACTGCCAGGGAGCGCAAACCGCCGGCAAATCTCTCGGTATTGTTGCGTTCTGTAAACAGCTTGCATCTGAACCATCGAGTTCAGCAAGACGCCGGCCTGTTGGACTTGCGCCATCACCTGCGTGGCTGTCATGGCCTTTGCAGTCCCGGTGTCAGGTTCGGCCACGAAGGACGCGCTGTTCTCGTTGATGAACTGGCGAAGCATTGCCAAGCCAGCATTCACCAAGTTGTGGTTCACAGTGTAACGTTCGGTTGCTGGCACGTACTCGACGCCCCTTGGCAGAACGCTCATGTTGGCGAGCATCACATAGGCAAGCTTTTCCCTGTCTTCCTCGCCAACATTTCGGAATAGCTGGTTGCAAGCTTCGAATATGCTGTCCATGAACCGACAGAACAGCCTGTTCGTCATGTTCAGCACAGGGTAAAGGAGATAGCCTAAACCACGCACGCTGTGGTACTTGAACGGCGCAACGTTCCCGCCGTCTGCATACTGCACATGCAGGATTTGGTCAATTGAAGTGGCGAAATGTGACTTCTGCTTGTAGAGGAACGTTGGCTCGGATTTCTCGATCTTGTCCACTTGATCCTCGATGATGCAGAGCTCCCATCGAGGTTCGTCTTCGTCGTCTGTAAGCTGGTAAAACCACCAGAGTTTCGCCGACGGTATGATGTCGCTGGCGTAATAGAGACCGTTCTGCTTGAAATCTTCGGCGAGCTTTTCCGGAAACTCGATGCCAGCGGCTTGGTCTGATCCGAGATCACGACTTGCGAGTTCGGCCACGAGCCGTTTAACCGCTGGCACGTTCCACCCTGGATCAACCCGTTTTCTGGTCACATACCGCATAAGCTCAGCAGCCGTCGCTTCCTGATACACTGCGAAGTATTGGAGGTTCGAGAAATCAATCAGCGTGTTGCTGGGAACTTTCAGGTCTTCCACCGAAAGGAGACGCGGACACCATGCAAACGGGTCATCCCACATTGACGGTCCTCGCCCATGCAAAACCACGTTCGCATCGGCTCCGCGCAGAACCTCGTAATACCGCATCGAATCGCGCAGAATACGATTGATGCGCTTGGTCACAACCATAGATACGATATCCCGTTTTTCCTTGTCTTTGGTGTCAATCGTGACCGTGAAAAATCGCTCGCCCCTGAGCGCCGATTGCGCAAGCTGTCGTCGCGCCTCATGCGCTATCCGTGGAGCTATCAGGGGCTGAACGTTGGTGAATATGTTGTTTTCTTCAGCCTCCCGTTCCGTGTAAGGCGAGACGCCGTTGAACAGATTATTGATTGCGGCGCGGTTCGAGGCGCGTTGCGCGGCATCATCTTCCTTGAGTTTGCCAACTATCTTGGCAACTTTCGACGGGTCAGATATTCTCATGGTCAGTCACCACCGGGGCTTGAGACTACGGCCTGCTTAGGCTCGGCGACGTAAGCCCACGCTGCCGGCTTATTGGTACACAATCGCTCAAACCATGCATCGTTGTCAACTGCTTCGATGCGCCATTAGTGAAATGCAAAACAGCCATCGGCGGCCCTGGGTGACACTCCCCACGCCTAAAGGCGGGGGCTTCTGACGGACGCTTACCCTTGCCCGCCCGCTTGAGGGGCAGACAGCGGGGCTGCGTTATCCGGCACGGGTGTGTCCCACCCGGCTCGACGCAAGATGTTCAGCGCCGCGTTGTGGTCCCGGTCGAGCGACAGGCCACAGGCGCAGGCGACCCAACGGGTAGAAAGGTCGAAGTCTTGGAACACAGCGCCACATTGAGAACAACATCTGGACGTATAGGCGGGGTCTACGAAGGCGACCTCACGACCGGCGCTTTCAGCCTTGTACGCGAGGTATTGCCGAAACGTAGCCCAGCCGCTGTCCAGGATGCTCTTGCTCAGATGATGATTGCGCACCATGCTGCGTACGCGCAAGTCTTCCAGCGCGATGCGGTCGTACTCGCGCACCAGGCTGGCGCTCAGCTTGTGCAGGAAGTCGTGACGCTGATTGGCAACGTGCGCTTGCTGACGATGGACGGCGCGCAGGGTCTTCTTCCAGTTGGCGCTGCCGCGCTTAGCCCGCGCCAGCTTACGTTGCAGGATGCGCAACCTCCGCTGCCCGGCGCGGTAGAAGGCCGGATGTGCAACCTTCGTGCCCTCACTAGTCGTCAGCAGCGCCGAGAGGCCCACGTCAAGCCCGACTGCTTTCCCGGTCTTGGGCAGCGGTTCTGGTTCCGGCACTTCGCAGGCAAAGCAGGCGTACCACCGCCCGGCCTTGTGCTGGATGCGAACGGTCTTGACCACGCCCTCCAGCGGTCGATGCCAGCGGACGCGCACTCGCCCGACGCCGTACAGCTTCAGCCGTCGCCCGTCCAGGCGCACCCCCATGCCGAACTGCTTGAACAGAAAGCTGTTGAAGCGGTTGCGGCCTTTGAAGCGCGGATAGCCGGGCTTCTCGCCCGCCTTGACGCGCCGGAAGAACGCCTCAAACGCCAAATCGACCTGCTCGATGACACTCTGCGCCGTCTGGCTGAACATCTGATCGGCGTGGGGGAACGTCCGGCGGTAGTGTTTGGCAAGCGCGTACAACTCCGCAGTGCTCACCCGGCGACCTTCGAGCTGGTAGGCGACCTTGCGCTCGGCCAGCGCCATGTTGTACAGGCCCCGGCAGGCGTCCAGCACGCGCCACAGGTTGGTTTCTTGCGAGCGCGTAGGGTAGAGGCGGTAGCGGTAGGTGCGGAGCATTCAGACTGCCTTTTGACTCTCGATGTACTGCTTAATCATCGCCAGCGGCGCGCCGCCAACAGTAGAGACAAAATAGCTGTGCGTCCACAGCGTTGGCAGACGGCTTTTCAGATGCGGGAACTCCTGACGAAGCAGGCGCGAGCTGCGACCCTTGACGCGCTTAACAAATTTGTGGATGCCGAATTGTGGGTCTACTTCGCACAGCAGATGTACATGATCCGGCATCACTTCCAGTTCCAGCACTTCGCTTCGTGTTTCGTCCGCAACCTGCTGGATGATAGCTTTCAGTCGCTCGTCCACGCCGTTTACCAGCACCTTGCGGCGGTATTTCGGGCAAAAGACGACGTGGTACTTGCAGGAGTAGACCACGCTGTTGTTGCTCTTGAATTCGCGTTGCTTAGTCATAACAACATTATACAACAGGAGGTTATCTAATGCAACAGACGTTTGGATTTCAGGGAAACGGCACTTCATCCCCACAGCTAAAGCTGGGGGCTTTCGTGCCGATTATTCGGTAAGCCCTGATCACTGGTGGAAGCAGCAAATCCGCAAGAATACTGATAACGCAGGTTACGCATAACAGTTCAATCAGTGAATGTGCTGCGCTGGTAGTTTTCATGTGTTTCCAATGATTTCGTTGGCAGAAACCGATGTTGGCTGGACAAAGTCGGAGATGTGGACGCCATAATTAACCGGCAACAACACAACCTGAATCCGTAGTCGAAGCGCTTGTCTGAGTTCGTCTTGGTTGAGCGTTGCCATTGTGTAATCCCCGCCCTTTACCCAAACGGTTGGCTTGATGCGTTCCAGCAGCCCAACAACATTCGTTTCCTCGAACACGACCACGTCGTCAACGCACCGCAATTCACGCAGAACGCTCTCCCGCCAAGTTACGGGTTGGATTGGCCTGCCGGCGCCTTTCAAGGCGCGCACCGAGGCATCCGAATTGAGGCCGACGATGAGTCTGTCGCCAATAGCACGCGCACGCTTCAGGAGATCAACGTGTCCAGCGTGGAGAAGATCGAAACAGCCGTTGGTTAGTACAGTGATCATGGTTCGTTCAGCAGAAAACGAAGTCCGGAGGGCAAAACGTGGTAGTTTCCTTTGGATTGAACATCTTTGCTGCTATGCCAAGCCACTCCGTCGGGTCGTGGCCTGCATATCTTTCCAGATAGTGGCGTTCATTTGAGTGCATGCCTGTAACGCCGATGTGACCCACTGTGCTCACCCGTGCCCACCTTGTTAGAATACCGTTGAGGATGAAGTATCGTGTAATAATGGCATCATCCATCTCGTACTCTGGGACGATAAGTTGTCCTCCGAAACCTGGTCTTGGTTTCCATTCCCATTCTCGCGATTCAATGTAATCAACGATTCCTTCCACAATTCGCGCCTCGGCTAGCGATCCAAGGTTAGAATACCAATATTCTTCTCTGTCTTTCATAGTGCGAATGAGCGAGCCAATCGTCCCGGGCCTCTGGTCGTCAAGCACGATTTTGAGCGCATCTTTCCTCACGATTGCGTCACCCGGCATCCAACACACGTATTTCGTTCCGAATGATACGGCATGCTGCAATGCGCGAGAGACATGCTTTACGCAGCCCATCCTCTCCTTGAAAACTATCCACTCATCGGCCAAGCCCTTGCACAGCTTTTCGGTACGTTTTGATACTGGCCCGTCGAGGCAAACAACGATCGGCCAGCGCCAACCGGCACGCCTGAGGCTTTCGAGGCAGCATCGCAGGAAGATCGGCCTGTCGTGCTCGATTACAAGTTGGACACAACTATCGAAATCACTCGGATTCATGCGTGTCCCTCATTGCTTCAGCCACACGCGCCATTGCGTAACGGGCGTCTCGGTTGAATCTAATTGGCCTTGCAGGGTTTCCAGCCCAGATTTCGTTTGGCGGGACGTCATGCGTCACGACGCTGCCGGCGCCAATTGTTGCGTTCTCGCCGATGGTGATGCCGGGCAATACGACGCACGCGGCGCCGATCGCAGCACCCCGCTTTACGACGGTCTTCTGCCACATTTTCTTTGATGGCGACGGTGGATACCGATCGTTGGTGAAACACACATGTGGTCCAATGAACACGTCCTCTTCGATTGTCACGCCCTCTGGGATGAAGCAAAACGCGCCAATCCGCGTTCTGTCGCCGATTACGACGTTGTTGCCAATCTCGGTGAACGCTCCGACGTTCACGCCAAAACCGAGTTTCGCCGTCTTATAAACGTTGCTTGGCTGCCAGATCATAATTGTCTCTTGAAGTGAGCTTTTTCACGGTCTCTGTCAACAAGTTCAAATCCCTCTGTTCTGAACAGTCTGACCACGCCAGGCCAGCCGTACTCCAAAATGTGAGTGCCACAATAACCGGTCCAATCTTGGTTTTCGTTTTCGCCGACAGGCACTTCGATTATCCAATCTGTGGCCGTTGGACAGTTCTTGATCACCCCTGACAGTTCATGAGCCTTCATGTGCTCAAGCACATGCATGGCAACCACGCAGTTGGTTTCTGGAAGCCGCGTGTTCCACGGCCAACTGTCAAGTTCAAGCCATTCGATCTTTGGGTGTCTCACTCCGTTGGCGACTGCGCTTCTGCATATCTCTGCCATGTACCATCTTTCTACGTGTTCGACTTCGTCGAGGACTTTCGCTGCGAATTCTCCTTTCCACGGACCAAGTTCGAGCACAGTAAGCGGTTTGGTTATCGTTTTCAGGCGAGCGACGGCATATTGATGATCCCCATACGCCTGATTGTTGTACTGACTCCAAACCCTTTCGTAGAAAAGTTGATGTGCCTCAAACGGCCAAGTGTCATACATCTTTCGCCAATAGTCCCAATCGAGGGGTATCCTGATGCAATCGGCCAGTGGTTGCCTAAAAACGGCTGCTGCTCTGGCTGCATCAGTCTCAATATGCCTCCATAGCCTTGGAAGATGCACTGTAAACCACCATTCGTTGCAACTCCCGCGACAGGATGGGTCAAAAAAGCTTTTGAGAAGCAACAGTGACTGGATGCTCCTGTCAGCACGTGTCCTGTGATGAATTACTTCGATCTCTGTCGGTTCAACCGCGAATTCGGATTGGCCGCTTCTGTTGGGCAACACCATCTCCTCGTGAATTGCTCCGGAGTACCGAATGCCGGATGCTTTTCTTATCAGCCTTATTCTGTAACCGTCTCCGAGCACGTTGACATATAGGCCATCAGCGGACGTGCCCGACAACCTGGAGATTTCTTCATTCACTTTTCCGCCGTTCCTTACCTCCTCGTCCGAAGCAAGAATCATAATCCATTCAGTGCCAATCGTATCTATGCCAAGATTCCAAAGCCCAGCATATCCATCTGTCAGGATAAAATCCATCGGAACAGGTATAGCGAACATGTCTAGCCCGTACTCATCGGCTTTCTTCGCGATCATGTCGGCCAGACCAACTCTGAAGTATTCGTGGCAGACTACAACGACTTGATCTGCGAAAGGCTTGATGGACGAAAGAACCCTATCGTAGTGCTCGTCTTTTCGCCCGCAGATAGCCGTGACAACACCTATTTTCCCCGCCATCGTGTTGTTACTCTGCGGTGTCTTCATCTTCAACGGCTTTCTGACAATCTTGCGCATAGCTCGTGGTGGTAATCAAAGGTGTCGAAAAACGAATCTATTCTTGCCTGATGGTGTACGTCTTTGCTGTGGACTATGCATTTCCTCTTGCTCATCGGCCCATAGACAACTCTGAGGGCAGACATCACTGGCCATTCATGCACAGGATGTTCCCACGTAACGTGCGGTTTGTGTAGCTTCGGTTGCCAATCGGGCCAGTTCTCACCCTCCGAGACGGTCCCGTCCGAGTTATGCATGACGTTCATGCGTGGCAACATTACGATGTCGCACTTGAGCGTCGTGATGAACCGCAGCGAGCTCCATAGTTCAGGCGATAACGTCTCGTCCGTGTCAAGTTGAAGCACCCAACCATGCCTAACGAGAGAAGTTGCGAAATTGCGCTGCACCGAGAAGTCCTTATTCAGAGGATGCCTGATGTATTCCACCCATTGAGCCGCGTAGTCTTCGATACCATCATCTGGATTGTCGTCGAGAACAGTAATGATCCTGTCAACCTTACCAATGGCATCTTGAATGAGGTTCCGATACCCGTCGGCATACCACTTCGCGATACAAACAAGCGTAATCATGCGTAGCTCAAAATAATCCTCTCAATCCAATCTGCCGCACGGTCCCACGTGTACCGGTTTGCGTTCGCAATGGCGCACTTGGACATGCATTGTCTGCGTCGTTCCGGCATCTCTGTTGCTACCTTGATTGCTTCAACGAGACTGCTTTCGTCTGGCACATACCAATTACCGTCACCCTGATGAAAATTCATGTCGGCGACTTCAGGCCTTGAGCGAACGATGATGGCACAGCCCGTGTCGGTAAACTCGGTGACGCCGCCGCCGTCTAGAACGATCGGGACAGCGCCGCATGCCATCGCTTCGTGAACATGTAGTTCCCATCCGCCGGTGGCAATGTCAATTATGTAGTCAAGGCTCCTGTACCACTCGGCAAGCTCGTTCTCGGGCAGATACTTGTTTATCAGGCGGATTCTGGTATCGTCGGGAACATTCGGCGGTGCATCACCGTATCCCTTCAGTTCAAGAATCGCGATGGATTCGTTTGGGACGACTTGAAGGAATGCGTTGATAACCTTGTCTGGCATCTTTCGCTGGAGGCATGGTTTGCTCCATCTCGCCGCATATCCGAAGCGCAACGGCCCTGAACGTTGCGGCCTACCGACAGGGTTGAACACGTCCTGGTCAATCCCCAGTGTCGCAAGATGAATCGGAACTGTCAGGCCGGAACGTCTGAATGCGTCATAACAGAACTTCGATGGAACGATCACGCACTTGGCCCTGTTCAAAGCGAAGACGGACTCCGCCGGCAATTTGTCCTTTTCCCAGATGGTAATCACGATGTCATTATCGGCCACCCTCGATGTCACTGCGTCCAGCGCGTCAAACACGATCCGCTGGCAGCCATCAGTAGCCACGGCACGGGCTTTCCATGGATGTTCCACGATGGTTTCGTCGGACCGAGTCGGAATCCAGTTAACCCGCACTCTGTGCAGTCGTCGCGCAATGTTGTAGGCCCATCTCCCGATGCCGCTGTTCGCGTCGTATAGGGCACGCCATTCTACTTTGGCCGGAGGCTCGATGTCAGGCAGGTTGCATCCCGTCCCGTATTGAAAACCACGGTAGTTGAAATAGCAGTTCGGAGTCCCAGAGGAGTATTCGACGATCACTGGCCTCTGGAGGCCAACTGCGACCGAGAGCGCAAACGTCTGGTTGCTGACGACGAGGGCTGACGATGCAATCAGTTGCGCCATCTCACGGGCGTCTGCGACCCTCCTAAACGGCACTGGCCCGACCTGTGCTACGAAATCGGCATGTTCCTCAGGCAATCCGACAAATACTGCCATTTCACCGTACTTTTGGTGAATTGCTTTCCAGTCGAATGCCTTTGATCTGTACCGCAGACTTCTGGCGAACACCACCGGAAGCGAGTCTGGCACGGTCTCGCAGGTCAACCACGGTTCGTCGTCGAGCCACGACGGTGCTTTGAACCATTCAAGGACCAGCGAACTGAGCCGGTTTAAACGGTGTGCCTCGAACTGCGAGGAGTAAATCAAGTTCCTGAACTGATTAAGGTCAACGCAGGTTTCCGGTTGCTTCTCTGAAAACGACACGCTCCGGATGTACGGCTGTGCTTCAAGCAACGGCCTGATGAAATCGAATCGTGCCAGCGAAAGCGGTTCGCGTGTCCTGAAGTGATTATTGTGCGGGGATGGCCCAAGCACGAGATGTCCGCCGCCAAACGCCTTGATCAATGGAAGCGCATAAATGATGTCGCCCAAATCCCCAGAATGCCAAAACGTGTCACAGTCGGGTTTCGTAATTGGCCAGATGGAAGCGCCAACTATTTCCGAGATTGCCACGTCGAGCTTCGGGCTCGATTGATTTTCAGGAACGGCAACTTGAGGGCTCGACGAAATGAGCCTGTACAGTTGACCTTTCTTGTCACCGTGAACGAGAACCGCACCAGGCTTGACTTGACTGAGGCTGTTCCATTCGATCTGCGTTCTGTCTGGTCCGAGCGCGAACTGGATGAGGTTTGTATGAGCGAGCTCGGCTTGTAATTCCTCTGACAGCGCTATGTCGAACGGTTTCTTCGGATCCGACTTGATCTTGTGAATGAGGTGGTGCTGGAGTTTGCCAGGGTACACAGCTACACCGTTCATCACGAATAATGGCAATGGCGGCTTGCAGGCGATAAGCGGTCCAAGGAATGGTTTGCCAACCCTCAGATATTCGTCTTTGATGTCCCGCCACCAGTTTCGTCTGAGCGGAAGACAATCAGCTTCAAGAAACATCCACGCTTTTGCCCCGATTCGCTCGGCTTCCATGGCCGCTGAAACAAACGCCAGGTTCGGTCCCAGCGGCCAACGTTTCCTTCCGATGAACGGTTCCTGCTGATGCACGACAACATGATCAGCACCTTGCTTGGCAATCTCGGATAGGGCCAAGACATCTCTGTCAGGCAATCTGTCTGGCAAAAGAACAAGATAGGGGATTTTGTCACCGCCGAGCTCGACATGGAATCTGATCAGCCGTTCAGCCGCGTCGAAGTCCAACCTGCAAAACGGCAGGAATATGACGAAGCTCAGGTCTCGCGCTCGTTCAGTATCCAGCACTTTGGGTCGAGCTCTTTGAGCGTGGACGACGGCGTCCACCTGAGGATGTGCGACAGTGGCACCCACACTTTCATTGCGATCAGGCACGAGCACACGGCGCACTGGTTGAATCTTTTTAGGTGCTCCAGTTGGAGTTGCTGGCGCGTTTCGAGTCGCCACAGGACTAACAATTTTTCCTGTGCCTTTGCCATCCAAGTTGCCACTCTGCCTGACGGTTTTACGTTGTAGATGCAGTTTGCGCATATCCGTGCTCGTTTAATCGCTAGTTCCTCAGGTACCGGTTTGACGCGGAATCCCAACAGGTGCGTTAACGCGGCTGCGCCGTGTGCGTAGTGTGGTCGCTGTTTTTTTCTTTCCGCACGATTTGCACCCTGATTTTTTCTGTTGGTTCTGGATGTTCGCATAGAACGCCTTGATCGGGTCCGATGGTTGCGATGTCGCCTCGGTCTTCAATGTGAGCGACAGACCGAGTTGCTTTCTTTTTGCCACCAGCAGGTCGTACTGTGCCTGCTCGTAAGTCGCCCTTGGGCGTTTGTTCCGCATCCGGTAACGCCAGATGTCGCGGGCTACAATCCAAAAGCTGTGGCCGGAGAATTGCGCGCCTGTGTCGGCGTCTGTGTATGTCCAAGGGCCTTTCTTTGGTACGGCCAAGTTCAGTGGTTTGACGAATGGGTCCAGTCTCATGCCTCGATTAAATCGTGTTTACGAATCAGCTTCAAAAACGATTGGTTAGCTTCTTCGAGCCATCTTACCCTTGTTGGGCGCGTTCCAAGCCGTTGTAAGACGCCAATCTCGAATCCGTTGCGCCGTGCAACTTCGAGCCCAGCAACGAACGCATCGAAAAGGTCTGGGGATTTCCCAAGCCGTTTTCGAGTGTTTGATTTGGGCTCGACATCTTCTTTTCCATCTTTGGTGATCAGGTATTCACGCATCGAGCCTTCTTCAAATAGCGACTGCGTGAGCCCGCGAATCTGGCCAGCGACGATCGCGTTGCGTGCCGCAAACCAAAGTGCGCTGACCATTTTCCCGTACAGTTCGCGTTCGGTCTTCTCGGAACCGAGCGTAGGTTTCCGGTCAGGAGGTCGCCCGCCGAACTCGATCGGAACCACATGCGGGTCCCAGATTCTAGCCAATGACACCGCAAGCGCTCCGTGCCCTGTTGCGTCAAAGCCGCAATGGTATGGTTTCACAGAAAACTTCTGGGCGTACTCCCTGACGTATTGCGCTATCTGATCCTCGACGGTTGCTGGCTTGCCTTCGCTGTCGAGTTTCCCTGTGATGGTGGGGATCACAAGCGGTCCGTCTGTCACGGCACAGATTTGGTAGCCGTGTATGTCTCTGCCAACGGTGAGCAGAACAATCGCGGTCCTGTCGCCGTCGTCGAACGAAACCGCTGGATCGAGCCCAATGAAGTTCGTCAGTTCAGAGTTCGCGTCCCAGATAGGCTCGCCGAATGCGTTGCCCCGTTCGCACAATGCGCGGGTGATCACGCGCCGGCCAGACACATCGGCTGGCATGATGCCAAGGTCCATCATCTGGAACTGCCACGATTTCTCCCCGTACCTAATTTTGTCTTCCTCGACCTGACGCGGCGTAATCAGATATGGAAACTTGGGCTTTTCCGATTGGAAATTCGGGCCGTCAAGGCCGTAGAGTTGGATTGCGATTGCGTTGTGGCCAACTGCCGGCCACGTCATTGTCTTGTCAGTAGTGCCAAGGCCTTCCCAACCACCGATCTCTTTGGCAGGCTCAGCAATGACACCGAGCGCGTCCATTCTATCTTTCGGGTTACCGAGTGCAACGAACTTCGTTTTCGGGCTCTTGCGCAGGTTAGCCGTCGCGTCCCAGAACGTGCGCGGCATCAACGAAGCTTCATCGAATATGCCGATAACTTGGTCGTTATGCAGTCCAACGTAGGAATTGTGCACAACAAGACCGGATGTCACGAATGACGGGTGTCCCGACACTGTGAGATTGTGGACAGTACAGCTTCCATCACTGTTGACGACGAGTCCAAGACTTGCTGGTTCGAGAACCTCAACAGACGCCACCCCCGCAGACGTAGCAAGCATTCCTTGTGTATGTCCTGAGAACGTCTCCTCGATTTCTTGTGCAATCTCTCGTCTATCTCCACCGTAAATTCGCATTGCTTCATCGGCGCACACCAGCACGTCATTGCATGTTATGTCAATGGCTCTTTTCCATCCTGCTCGCGTTAGACATTCATGATTTGGCGTGGCAACAATTTCTCGTCCATCAATGGTTCTGATGCGAACCAGACGATCAGCTAGTCGAGCCTGCGTCGCTTGTACAGTACCTACTCCGATTGCGTTGAAAACTGCGTCTCCAGGTTTTATCTGCTCGATTGGCTTCTGTCCTTGCGGCGTGTCAATTAGAGTCCCCGGCGGAAAACAGCCAATACCAACCCATTCGTCGCCGACACGGCAGGCGAGACCAATGATCGCATCCTTTGGGTTACGTTTTTCATCCTCGTATGGTTCCGTCGGATAAATCCTGAACTCGCTGTCAACGATATAGCCGGGAGCGTCGGGCCGGAGTTGTTTGACTCTGCGGACGATTTCGGTGATTGCGCCCCAGACACGCAGTTTCAATCCCTGCATTGTAATGGACGAACACAATATGCTCGTTCCGACCGGCCTGCAAAAGAACTCCGCGTAAGCACACATTGCAGCCGTGTACGTCTTGCCGGATGCAGCAGGTCCAAGCACTGCTATTGTGTCGTAGATAGGCCACGCCTCGATGATGCGTTCGGCGTAAGAATGCATTTGGAACCACGGCGCAAGGGCGCGGATCAGTTGTTTGAAATGATGCTTGGGGCCCTCACCGTACTTTTTCCCGTCGAGCTCGACGTAACCACCCATCGCGTACATGTAACCCTCGATCTGGGCAGGGTCCTCTGTGGTCCAGCCCAAACCGTACATGTAGGTCTTTGGTTTTGCTTTACCCTTGAGCGGCGGCATTGTTTCTGAACAAGTAGCACACTGTCTCGCAGAAGTCCACAACAAAATGCTTGACTTTTAATTCCGTCATTGGTAATGTTGCGACATGAAGACGAAAGTGCGTGAGTCTGATTTCCCTCGGTCTCCATTCGAGATTGATGAGAACGAATTGAAGCATTTGGATAGGCGAGTGAGATGGAGAATCCTGCGCATGCGCGAAGGCCGGTGCCCACAATGCGGGCGTGTCCTCGAGACTGACATGCGACTGTGCATACGTTGCACGGTCAAACAACGCGAAAAGGGCCGCCGGAGATTTGGTTGCAAGCGTCGATGGCGCAGCAGATCGTACGAACTCGAAAAGCTGATCAACGATGCCGAGGATGACGCAAAGTGAGTACGAGGCTTGGTTGGCCCGTACTGAAGGCGTAAAGCAGGTCCACGGCTGCGACGAAGTGTACCGTGAGCTTGCGGTACACACGCAAATCCTCGGTGAATGCAGACGCCGTGGTTGGTACATAGTTCATGCGCGGCCTGACGTTCCAACAACGACGGGCAGAGGCGTACCCGATTTTGTGATCGCAACTGAAGGCGGCAAAACGTTGTGGGTCGAGGTGAAAGCTGCCAACGGCAAGTTGAGCCTCGAACAACGCGCTGCCGCAGCGTGGCTGCAAAAGCTCGGTCACGATTACGCCGTAGTCCACAGCCTGCAAGAGTTCATCGAACTTGTGCGCAAAAAGTAAGATTTTCCACTTGACAAAACGCTGAAACTCTGATTGAGTTTCGCCAATGAAACGTCGTGACGCAATACTTGAAATCAAACCAGATTTGCCCTGCCGGAACTCCTACGGGCCGGGACCCGGTCGTACATGCAGAAATACCCGGTCGCAAGATTGGGTCAACTTCAGCGTCACGAAGGGCGGCCCGCTTCAAAAAAATCAATCCCCTAGACATGAAAACCACACAAGCGGAAGAATTACTCAGAACACGCCCCATGACACCAGAGGTGCTGGCGATCTCAAAGCTCCAAATTGTTGGTGACGTAGTACCGAATTCGTGGTACCACAACATCACGCTGCCGTCTGGTCGTTCCGACGCGCTCGGAATTGTGATCTTAGCGCATATTGTCTCTTGGTACGTTGGACAAGGGACTTACTTCGGAAACACAGACCAGATCATCCGTGCACCTATCGTCCGCTCCACGGAACCATATCACGCGACATACAAAGAAATCGCAGAGAGATTCTGTGTTACGGCACGCATGGCGAGGAATGCGTGCCATCGCCTCAAGAAAGCGGGGTTGCTCACAATTCACATCGAGCCAAAAGTTCACCTCGGTGACGACCTCTGGGCTTACAACGTCGCCTACTTCATACCAAATTGGGACAAGATCACTGAATTGGACACCCGAAACGCAGAGGAGGCAGAATGAAAGCAAGACTCAAGACACATCCGGTAACGCGAGAAGTATTCGAAGTTGGCAGGCGTGACTGGAGCGGCAATTCGATCCCAAACCATTGGTGGGGGATGATAACGTTGCCATCGGGTCATTGCGACCTGCTGGCGATAGCGATTCTCTCCGAAATAATCTACTGGTATAGGCCGACCGAAATCCGGTGCCCTGAGAGTGGTGAAACGCTCGGGTTCACAAGGAAGTTTGACGGTCCTCTCTACCAGCGTTCGTATTCATCGTTGGCAGCCAAGTTCAAGTGTTCGGTTAGGGGCGTTAAGGCTGCGTGTTACAGGCTCAAAGCCCTTGGGCTGCTGGATATAGTGGTCAAGCACGGGGTACGGACAAATGGTGGCTCTGTTTTGAACAACGTCACCTATCTGGTGCCACGCATTGACAGGTTGGACGATCTTGCAGGCTCCGCGCCATTTGGTGAAGTTCATGGTGAAGGAGACACTACGGTGTGCGCTGACCAGACCAGTGCACACCATGGTGTGCGCTTAGCGCACACGTCCATGAGCACTCAGTGCACACCACGGTGTGCAACTAATACGGAGATTCCATGTACGGAGATTCCTACGGAGATTCCTAAATCACCCCCTCTTACTCCCCCTCAAGGGGGAGAACCTGTTCCGGCGAACAGCGAAAAGGCGAAGCGAGCAAAGACTGACAAGCCAACCCCTGAGCAGATCATCGCCATGCTACCAGAAAAGTTTGCCACGCCAGAGATAAAACAGGCATTGTCAGAGTTTATTGACATGCGTCAAAGAACTAGACGCCCAGTCAAAACTGAATACGGAGCGAGGGGGATAATAAACTCGATCGTTGCTTGCGGGACGCCTTTGCTTGCCTTGGCTGCAATCCGTCAGTCGGTTGACCACGAGTGGCAGGGGATATTCCCGCCCAAGTCCAATGGTACGCAACCGGCCTGGAACGGCACGTCTCAGGGTGGAAGAGCCTCGCCGATCGAAATCTTGGCTGCTGAAAAGCGAATCAAACAGCTTGAAAAGCTTGTTCAGGAGCTCGATGACGACCTGTACTATGTGACACGGTCAAATGCGAGGCCTGAACAACTGAAGAAGCTGGATGAACTTGATCGCTACAGAGAGATGCTCGAAAAGGAGCGGCGGTTTGTTGCAACCGGCCGGACGTCTGAGCTAGACGGGGTGGAACATGATCACTGACGCCTTCTACAACACGCGTGAACTGGTCGAAAAGGCCATTGTCGGTTGCCTGTTGCAGGACTTCGACGCCACGATGCGGTTCCTCGTCGGGTCAGGCATAGACGGGCCAAACTCGTTCTCGAACGACTTTGCCAAGACGATACTCGAAACGGCGTTGGCGCTGTCCGAACGCAAGAAACCGATAGATAGCACGACGGTGTACACCGAGATTTCCAAGCGCGGCTTATTCGCCAGACGCCACAGCGAGCTCGCGACATACATATCGGCTGCAATTGATTTCGCCCCAACAGTCCACATTGCGGATTACTTGGCCGGCACGCTCAGGAGCATGATTGCTCACGACAAACTCAAAACCGAGATTGGCAAAATATCTCAAGAGATTGACGCAACAACGGACGCTGTCAGCGTCGCCAAAGACGCCGCAAACAGGTTCGAGGCAATCGCAATTGATTGCGCCGAACGCGAAGAAACCATTGTAGACGCTGTCAGGGCGAAGGACGATGCGCTTCGTAAGCTCGATGAATATAAGGACAGAAGCAAAGTGCGAAGGATCAGCTTTGGAATTGACGAACTCGACAGGATTGTCCACGTGCACTCTCGGACGCTTGTCACAATCGCCGCAAGACCGAGCCAAGGCAAAACTGCGCTGGCATGCCAGGTTGCGCTCAAGGCTGCTGCCGCTGGTACCCCAGTGCTATTCGTAACGCTCGAAATGCCGGCATGCGACCTTGTCCAGCGTATGTTGGCGCATCTGTCAGGCGTGCCGCTCAATGCAATTCGCTACGGCATGGTTCCAGAGCAACTTGGCAATTTCAATGCAGCGTCAGACAATTTCGAGTTCTTGCCAATCCGGTTCATCGAACGCGGATCGTACACAACGGAACAACTCGCCGTTGACGTAGAACGTGAAGTCGAGATGCATGGCGCGCAATTGCTTGTTCTGGACTACGTGCAATTGATGCGCCCAACACGCAAATGCGACAGGCGCGAACAAGAAGTCGCCGAGGTGTACTCTACTTTGTGCAGAATCAAAGGTGACAACAACATCGCAGTAGTCGCGCTTGCGCAGTTGAACCGTGACGTCGAGAAATCAGAACGTAAACCGCGAATGTCTGACATCCGCGAATCAGGGGCAGCCGAAAACGACAGCGACGTCGTAATGTTCATCCACAAACACGCGAAAGAAAAGGACGCCGAGGACGCGCCTGTCACGCTCGTTGTTGGCAAAAACCGCAATGGCGCAACTGGCGACATCGAATGCGTGTTTCACAGACCGATTTTCACTTTTTCATCAAAAATCACTTGACAAGTCACAGGAAATACAGTAACGTGAAGCCATGAAAAAGAAATACCGTAAAGCCGAGATTCTGGTGTGCAGGAGGATGCCTGAGTCTGAAGGGTTCGAGCTCAAACATCTCAAGCCTGAATGGGAGGATATGAGATGGCAGGTTGGCACGTTGAAGTACAAATACAACGGCAACCCGGACCCGTCAGTTGCTAGTCTGTTTGACCGTTTCACGAAGTCCGAACGAGATGACGTCGCGTTCCGGATTTTGGGCCACGGCAGAACGCTCCGAGAAGCAAACATCATGGCCGGGTTCCATCCGGACACTGTAATGCGCGACATTACCGACGTGTGGAGGCTCGGCAGAAGTGCGTTGCTTGAATTGTTGGTAGAGGATGCCGATCGAGATGAAAACGCCGATAAATGTCCTGGTGCTGGCGCTGCTAATAGCACAACCAACACGGGCAGCGATAGCGTCGTGGTACGGCAATGAATGCGCCGGCAAACCAATGGCGAATGGAAAACCATTCAATCCAAATGCGATGACATGCGCAACTTGGAAGTATCAGCTTGGAGAGAGACTGCGCGTCACGTACGGCAACAGAAGCGTTGTCGTCACCGGCACGGACAGAGGGCCTGCAAAACGTCTGAATCGCGACATAGACCTGAGCATGGCAGCGTTCAGAAAACTCGCACCGCTCGAAGCTGGGCTGCTGAATGTCAGAATTGAACGAGTTAGATGATGGCCATGAATGGATTCAGATGCGTACACTACAGCAAAGTCATTTTAGCGACGATGACATTTAACCAATCGATTTCATGTGAACACAACAATCTCATACGTGGTCGGTAGAATCGAGTTCTGCGAGCTCCCGCCGGAGGCTCGCCAATGGAAGCGCAACACGAAGTGGGATGAACAGGTGCGCTATTCTGGTGAGGACTGGTGGGTGCTTGACAACCGCAAAACCGTCACGCTGTCGAAGGCGGCAACGAAGCCAGAGACAGCCGTTGCGCTCGTCAGGTTCACAGCCGAGTACAGACCAGAAAGGGTTCTGACGATTTACGAGGTAACCGCAGTGCCGACACGCCGCGCTGTGCTGCGCCTATACATCGAGCTTGGGGCGACGGTGCTAAAAGCTTTGCTTCGCGCTGCTGATCTGAAGGCGCCATTCATACAAAAGGCGAACGAGATTGTAGCGGACATTGAGAAGACGAAACGTGAATTGCTCGGAGTCTGATATGACCAGCAAATCTGAAGACAGTCATTACCACAGGCTAATGTGCCTGAAGTGCGGTAAGGTCCTCGAGGAAAACAGCGGCTTGTGCCCGAAATGCGGTTCGGGTTTGGAACTGTGGACGTTTGTGTGCGACATCTGGGATTGCAGATCGCTGGCACAGGAGTCTGTTACCTGCTGGGATGAGGAGTATCTATTTTGCGAGCACCATTACAAAAAACTGGTAGAATGCGTTGGGAAATGTTCCGGCCAGCAGTAAAGCAATAGAGCATACTCGCATGCGAAAAACAAAGATCGAATACTGCGACATGACATTTGCACCGTGGTACGGGTGCACAAAGGCAGGTCCTGGCTGCGCGAACTGTTATGCTGCGACATGGGCGAGGAGGTTTGGGATATGCGGCTGGGGCGACGAACAACCGCGTGTGGAGAGCAACAAATGGGATGAGATGGTTGAAGCAAACATGCGATTGTCGCAGGGCGAAAGTGCCGTATTTCATCAAGCAAGCGAACAAGAAAACGACGTTGAACGGTGACGATTGGGCCAAAGGCAGAACCAAGGAACAGATTGCGGTTGGATTATTCGAGGTATTAAGGAAGGAAGGGTTATGGGCAAGGCAGTTACCATGGCAGATTGGAGCGCATGCAGTCCCACGCGGGCTACTGGTATAATCAAGTTTTGCGAGTTACCGGAGAAAGCATTTGACTGGCAGTGGCACGAGCTTTCACCGTGGAAGGTGCGTATATGGGTTGAGGCGTACTGGCTATCATCGCGTCCGAGGGAGATTGACATCGTTGACGCGAAATCAGCTTTGCAAGCATCACTACAGGAAACTAACACAGAAAGCACAGGAATAGCTATCTATGAAACGAAGACAGTATGTGAACACTGAAGACGGGGTGTGGTTCGATGTTGACCGACACGATAACCGCATCATGTGCTGCGACTGCCATCTTGTGCATCGCGTTGACGTCAAAGTCGTCGGCAAGCGCAAGCGTGTATTCATGCGGTTCAGACGCGACAACTGCGCCACCGCAGCAGCAAGACGACGTATGACCGGATTAAGCGAGCTATTGAAGAAGAACACAGAGCTGGTGAAGCCAAAACCACCGGGTTTGCGGAGATGACACGCATATGATCAAAACAGGCTACAAGGTAGCGGTACCGACGATTGACGGGGATTGGATGTGTGAGCACTCGCTTATGCCAGCGATGGTGAACTGTTACGGACTATTGTTCGATCAGTGGACATGGAACGAACGGCCTGTTGGCTGGGGACCGTTTTCGGCGTTTGAATGTTTTGACGATGCGGTATTGTTTGCCAGGACGATCTTACACCGTCAACCGCAGCTTTACATGTGCGAGTACAGGCCTGCGTCTGACGTGTTGTACATGCCTGAGGGCGGGCTGTTTGTACTCTGGATGCAGCCATTTGAGCGTATCATTGGTGTGAGACATGACGAGGTTCCGTCTGGCACTGTACGAGCAAATGCGTTCAGGTTCATCGAGCGGCTCAAGATTCCTTTCCCGCCGATTGGCAGAATTATTCCTGCAAGCTCGACCGAACCGTGTCAGGACTGACAAGATTGAACCGGCGGAACGGGTCAGGCGGGAATGTGATCCATTCAGACATGTATGAAGCGCTTGGGATACAAATTAGTGGCAGAGAAAACCGAACCTGACTGGGACCCTGCGGTGCGCCTGGGACCGGCTCTTGTCTGCGTTCCAGGGCTGTGGTACGACGATTGTGGCTGGAACGAACGTGTGCGTGGTTTTGGTCCGTTTGCTCTATTCGACAAGGTCGGGCCTGCTCTGGATTTCGCAGAATCAATGATAATCAACCGCACATTCCGTTTGTTCTTCTGCGAATACGAGCCTGCCTGTGACGTGTTGTACGTGCCGGGGCGCGAACCGTTGGCGCTTTGGATTGACTTATGCGGCGAGAAACTCGGCGTTACATTCCTCGAACTGCCGCGTGGGACTATCCGCGCAAACAGGTTCAGGCTGTTGGATGAACTTCGGGTCGAATTACCACGTCTTCGATAGTTTGCGCCCGCATCTGAGCCCGTTCAACCTCAGGCTGGCTGCGGGGCATCTCGATGTCCAAGCCCTTCTGGTTCGCCTCACTGACGGCTTGCTTATCTTCTTTCAAGCGCTGTCTTCTTGACATTGCGTACTGTCGCTGATATTCGCGCCTGTTGATACGCATCATTTCCTTCTGGTACTTATCGCCGTTCAGCACAAGCCAGCCATCCTCGACTCGCTCGATCCGACGCCCTTCGTTTTCCTGTCCTGGCCGCACTGTGTCTGGTTCTGATAATATCCGCAGTCCATCCTCGACCTGCTCCATCGTCAACCGCGAATCACGCGCCAACGCATACGTCGTGCATCGCACAACATGATCCCTATCCTGCCTAGCCAGCATCGTAATCCACAGCACCCGCACGTGCAGCGGTAAATCCCATACGCTGGAATCCAATATACTCGAAAATAACGGTGTGTACCTTTGCATACGCCATAACCTATACCAACACCGTCAACATTGTCAACAGTCCAAGTTGACATTTGTTGATTTTGTCGATGTCGTCTTTTTCGCTGATCGTTTACACCCAGTCAACACGTGTCAACAAAGTCAACACTTTCGCAAATCGTCAATACCTGGAACCTAGATACTAAATAACTAGCCCCCCCAACCCCGTTGCCTATCCAAACGGCTATCTGTACCTACCACCGCTTGCCAAGCTTTTAATTGTCCTTTAACCCTGAGGGTTAACATAAGCTAACATTGTCAACACATGTCAATAGAGTCAACATTTTTGCACGTTGTCAACACTCCGTCGATACCCTGTCACCTTGTTGTTTTTTTCAACCACCCCACTCCCTACCCTACGAAAAAAACGAAAAAACCCCCAAGTGTCGCACTTATTTCGTTTCTTTCGTACAGTTTGACCTGTGCTCACCAACTACTATATCCCGCCCACACATCCACACGGCACTATCCCATTGCTAATCCGGACAAACCAAGCCAAAACCAGCACAAACCCCAGCGTATGTCAGTACATTCCACGCTCAAATCAAAACCAACCAATACCCAAATCTACACTGCCAACAAGCAACCCAAGCCACTCCCAACATTCTGCTGCCATATGCGCTGTTCCTCGGACTAGACCACGGGTCCCTACCGACTTCATATCACACCGGCGGGTCCCTCTGGGGGTGCGGGTCCCGGGTGGCGGGCGGGCACGGGCGAGAAATAGATTCCTTGCTGG